TCCACTTCATACCTTTTTTACCGTAGTGTAGAAGAAGGTCTTCTTGTGAAGGGATATATACCCCATTAATTGTTTCACCCATGTTAACTCCTGATTGTTTAAACGTCGTCATAGTAGTTGGAACATCTTTAAAGGCCTTTGCCCATTCTTGGCTCTTCTTAAATGCCTTAGCAGCAGCCTCGCGCTCTTTACCGGTCTTATTACGAACAGCAAAACTAGCCGGCATCTTAGAATAAACATCTAGACCCGCTGATGCTATTTTACCAATATAATTTAAACGCGCTTGCCGCTTCTTTTGTAGAGCTTCTAGACGAGCTTTTTGAGGGGCTTCTACCAAAGTCTTAAACTTCTGTTCCGATTCTAGACGAGCTATTTTGTTTTTTAGATCTCGTGTAGACATCCTATCACGATTTCTATACTGCTCAATAAACTGAGCTTCTCGCAGTTGTTCATCGACATGTCTTCTCATTTTCTTACGAGAAGAACCTTTGACAATAGGGTTGCCTTGAGGTTTATGCCGCCTGCCGAATACTCCGGTTCGAGATCGTTGTCGACCGAAGATATGCATACCCCATTTCATACCTTTTCGACCAGCATGATGGAGTTCTTCAGATGTCTCGTTTGACATATTCTACCTCCCATCTAGCTCTTGATAGATTTTCATCTCGAGCCTCTTTTAATGCTGTTAGTACGGATGCCTGAGGTGGGTCATAAGATATCATAACACTAATCCCTACAAACATTTTTGCAAAGTTAGGGTTTTCCATTCGCTTCTTGATACCTTCATCTAATTCAAGATGACCATAAAAAAAATCATCCCAAGTAAGATTAGGTTCCGCGATTACACTTCTAACGTGCCCTATTCCGTTTTGGACTAAGACACCTAAAGCGGAATCGATAGCGATACCGATTTGTGTTCTGACTACCTTATTGGCCTCAGGATCAGAGTCATGCAATACACCAACGAAGTTTAGAACATCGTTATAAATTGTATCCATTTACTTCACCCTACCATAATTTAGTATCACCCGGTTTACGTTCAACCCACGTTTGATACTCCTTTTGATCATAGTGGATTCGTTTATGGGTGCTATCGGAGACCGTAATTAGTCCGTCAGGATCGAAGCAATTTTCGGTCAAGTTTTCAATGTCTTCTTTTGTTAAAGGATTCATATGGTGGACCGTTATTGGACCATCCACAAACAATCGCTTTACTCCTAAATCTTGCCCTAAGTCTCTTCTTATAATTTGGTCACGACAAGCCAACCAAGCAGGAGACTTGTAGAACTTATTAGAAATATCTCTAGGTGCTTCATGATGTACACCATGTAACCTAAGATAGTTAAGACGCTCAGTATAAGATTCAAACTTAGACATCTCAGTGTAGGTAAGTCTATTTTTCATAGAATGTACCTTCAATAACATCTGGTTTACCAGCATAACCTTGAAAGGCTTTATGCGCTTCTTTAAAGTCAAGTTCGGCCTGTTGGTCGCTACGAATTAAATCAATACGTGCTTGTAACAGTTCTGCTTGAAGCTCTAATTGTTTTCGCTCAAGTCTTGCTTTAGGGCTTGCCTGATTTAACCAGTATACAATCTCAGAAGCCGAAGCCGTTCCTTCTTGAAGACGCTTTTCTGATAGCTCCATCGCAAGCGCCATCATTTGCATTTCGCGTTGTTCGGGAGAACGTGCGGGCTTATAGGCTCTTTGAGGAGAATCATAATTAGCTACTTCATTAGTCATAACTATTCAGCCTCTTCCTTTCCTTTTTGTGGTGTGGTTGTATCGGCCTGGATGATGTAAGGGTCATTCATGACATAACCGTCTTCAGTACGAACCCAACCATCAAGAACTTCAACAACTACAATGCGCTCACCATTATTAGCGACGCGAACAACGTTTGTTTCTTCCTGATGAGGCGTTAAACGAACGAACACTCCAGCAGGTGCCACAACTTTATACGTAGTTTTTGTAACTGCCACAGTACTTATCCTTTCTTTTAAAGTTATCCAGACCATTTCAAAACGGTTTCGGACTCGAATAGACCGACTTTAAGCAGGTTTTTGGTTTGGTGTATGCTAGTCCTGTCTAGCACCCATTCACTAACCCTATGCGGAAAAGGAGCAAACACGCATAGCCTTAGAACTGATCCTAATAATCGGCCTGTTAGAATCCAAAACCATTTTGAAAAAAATCGCAACGGAGGAATTTTTGAAACCTCCCCCGATGCTGAAACAGGGAGGCCTGTAGAGGCACCCCCCGGGGGTCTTATAATTTTATATCATCTTCTGAATCATCAAGGAAAGATAAGTCTTCCTCATAATCTTCAGGTTTTGGAACAAGTTTTAAGTTTCCAAAGATGTTCTCTTCAAGGATTGAAGTAACAGCTACTGACAAAGCGTGTTCATAGTCTTCAATTGAACTTGAATTGAGCATTGGCATGAGTGTTGCCACATACGACTCGATGTTGTATCCATGGTCGATGTCCCATCGTCGCCACAACTCATACTGAGTCCATGGGTCGAATGGATTGTCTTCAGTAGTTAGCATTGTCTTCTCCTTTCTATCCTAATAGCTATAGTCCTACAAGAATCATACTATGTCTTCTTCTAGCTACCCCTATAAGTTTCTATTCAAGCTTAAGCTTTCCAATTGTACTTGGACTTACACCTAAAGCTTCAGCAACTTGAGAGATAGTGTAGCCATTAGCAAGGAGAGCACGAGCCTTACTCTTTCTTCCTTCACTCATAACTTTGTTGTCTCTTGGTGTTGCAAGAGTCTTAAGCTGCGAGTCATCCATAAAGGATACCAATTCTTTTAGTAAAGTTCCAGACACAGCATTAGACTGTACTGCGTCCCATTCCTCATCCGTAATATTAACAGGCGTCCGGCTTGCACCCACCATTGAGCGGGCCTTGTTCAAAGCTTGCTGTTTGATACGAGAGATCTCATCCTTCTTCAGAACTTCATCCTCTGAACGTCTTGCAATCTCAGCCTTACTAGATACCTCAGCCATACGTTGAGCTTGGCGCTCTTTAATACGGTTAACCTTAACTTGATTAACTTTATCTTTCATAGATAGAACCTCAGCCGCATAGATCTTGGCAGCCTTAGGATCACGGGCTGGCATTTTAATACCTTCCATTTCCTTGTCTATCTTATTCTTGTACGCCTTTAATTCATTGATGTAGTCCGCGTAATGATGCTCCGTCTTTGTTGCGTTTGGACCAAGAAATACATTTGCATCCTTAACCATGTTAACAACAAAGGTTTCTTTTTTATTACGCCACACCATTTTTGTACCCCCGCTTTTAGATTTGGGGTCCGGTACTTCTACTTGGTACCCGTCAGTAATAACCTTTTGTTTATGTCGGGATATAATTGTAGAGGCGGATGTATATTCTTTCCCAGGCATGGTATCTTTTTTCAGGGTAGCCGGGTCAATAACCCTATCGATTTTCCTAGTCTTAGGATTATATCGTTCAAGCTCCCCGTATTTAATATTATCCACATGGGTCATATACTTCTTCATCAATGCGTCAATGCCATGTTCTTCAGCAGACCGCTTATAATTAAGCTTATGTTTTTCTGCATCAATAACAACCATAGAGTGGCGAACAGCACGGGCTATTTCATTTGTAGGTGCACCTTGTAATGTCATATCAGTAATAAGATTTGATACCACACCCATTAAAGTTTGTTGGTATTTCTTATCGATAGGCTTGAATGTACCAGGCTTATCTGCATATGAGTTAGGGTCAAACCCTTTTAATTCTTTCAGGCTATTCGCCGTCTTAAACTTCCCTTTGTTATTAGGAATAAGATATGCAGTATCACCATCGAAGTCAGCCCCTGACATTTTAGCAGCAACCTTAGGATGAATACCTACAGCATCAGGCGCATTCTTAGATATCATCTTACGAGCTATACTATTATTATTTACAGTAAGCTCCGGCATTTCGAATCTACCACCATGAGGATATCGAACTAATACTACACGCTCACCATTCTTATAGTTAGGCGCATAGATTTCATTCTCTTTCATATCAGGCACAGGTAATATAACATGACCTTGGAAACCTTTAGGTGCCGCGGCTTTCATATGTACCTGCTTAGATTCTAAATCTGATGAAAATGATTCCAATAATTGTTTACGAATAACAGGGTTATTAACTTTCTGAATACTTTCATACTCGTCATTAATCTGTTTCATCGTAGCCTTAAGGCGTTCATGTACAACACTAGTTGGTTGTTTAGATAAGAACTGAGAAGATAAAGTCTTAGACCATTTTGACCAGTCGCCTTCTTCATTTACGATATTAACAGAACCAATCTCTGGAACTTTATTACCGTTTTTATCCAGGATACCCTTTTTATATATAGGATTTCCTTTGGAATCAAGGAGCGTATTCTGACGCTTCACAGTGGCCCCAAATGGGTTTGGACCATCGATAGGTGCTCCACCATCTGGATTCTTTTTAAGTGGCTTGAGGACGTCCTGAGGGGCCTTATCGGCCGTTTTATTGGTATTAAAGATAATATCCGTGCCTTTTGGTACGTTTTTAAACATTTCTTCGGTACCATATAAAGCCATACCCTTTAAATAATGAGTATCACCAACCGCAATACGAACCTGAGCATATGATGCTTTACCTAGATTTAAATCTTTTACTCCAGGTCTAAGGAACATAGCTCCATCCATTGTTGCGCCATCCTCATTTGTACCATGGCCACGCTGTCCTTCAGGAATAGCGTATTTAATACTTACCCTATCCCATCCGATAGACTTGGGTCGTTCCATTTGTTGGAACATTCTCGCATCTCCATCTGTCGCAAACTCTTGAACAGGTCTAACCTTGTCCATGTTTTGGTAGATTTCCTTGCGTTCGACCCCTTTTTTAGTTAAAACCTTGACTGGAGTAGAATTATTCTTGTCTGTAACCTGCGCAATACGCAAATTATGGACCTCATATTCACCAGATTCAGTCAAAGCATTGAGCCCAGACTTGAGTTTTTCCTTGGAAATACCCATTTGAACCTCAACACCCTTACCAACATCGATGTATTTCGACCTATTTACGGCATCTTTTAGGGTATCTGCGACAGCTTCAGTCTGTACTTTTTGTGCTCTAGACGTCTTATTCGGGTTATTCATTTCATCAATATAGTTCCGAACTGTCTGTCCAGTAGCCCCAATTGTCTTAGCAATATCGTCAATAATCATACCTTCAGACTGTAGTTTTGCAATCCGTTGCATGTTATATTGTTTCAATTCTTCCTTGGCAATTGTTACTTTTGACCGGTAAACTGTTGTGGATAATCCCATTTGTTTTGCGATTTCATTATCGCTTAAACCGCGTTTTTTCATTTCATCCCGGTCTTCGATGAACTTATGATTCTTCGGTAAATGTAAAAATGGGTCCCAAGGATATCGTCCCGAACGACGTTTTACCCCGTAATGTTTGAGGATAATTTCTCGTCCTTCTTCGGAAAGTTGACTTAAATCGTTCATGATTTCATCTTCATTTTCGAAGACATTTTCGAAATCCAATCTTCAATCCTCCTCAAAATTAGTAAAAATGGTATAAATACCAACACGTCATATAAGGCCATATAAGCCCCGTCACAGCATTTTAGCCATAAACGGAACTATTTACCGACCTTAACCGTAAAACGCAATACAGAGCAAATATGGGCCTCTGAGGGCTATTTCTAGCGTTTTATCTTACCAAAACACACAAAATCATATAAAATCATAAAAATCACATATAAATTTAGAATACATAAACTCTAAACCACGTATATTAATTTCTCACTTTAACATCCATTGGCTGCACTTGTATGGCAATAACAAGCACCCTTAATCGTTACCCAATACTTTATCGAAACGTATTGTTGTATTAAAAACACAAAGAGAGTTATGGGAAAACATGAAAGGAACATCAAAAACTATAGCCAGGAAAATGAAAGAGAAAAACCTGGCAAATGACTTGTAGGAAAAAATGACGAAAAACTACAAGCAGGACGCCGAGCAGAAAACGAAAGAAAAACTGCTCAGAATATTTCTTAGCATTGAACTTGAAATGGTTTAATCAATTTGTAAATTAATATACTTAGATTTTAAAGGAGGTAAATCTATTATGATTGAGTAACGCAGAATATCAATTGAGTAAATCAATATACGCAGTTTAGAGTCTATGTATCCGAGGTTGGGATTGTGATATAACATCAGCCAGAAAGAAATACTTGAACTTAAAAGACCTCTCAACGTTTAACAAGTCAAAACTTCAATTTCAGCCAATAAACGCCATACCTCAAATAAATATGTAATTTTTTACAACGCTTATATATAATGATTTTGGGTCTATCCCCACAATCCCCACGTTTTTTCAGAAACTTTATATATATATTGATTAAAAAACCTTTGATATTATAGCATTTTTTATATATTTAGATTATAGTTCCCGTACGCGCGATCTTATTAAAAAATATATAAAAATATATATAATTTCATAACACACATACAACCTATAACAAAACAATAAAAATACATATAAAATCTAATTAATATATTT